AACGCCATCCAACTCCCCACCTCATCCCTCTCAGTCCAGCCCTTGCGCATGAATCGGTCGTTGTTGCTACGCAGGTAGGTGGTATGAGGGGCGGCGAAGCAGAACGTCACAGCGTCAGCCTCATCCGGTGAATCTGAGTTGATTACGTCCCTGCGCTTGAGGTCGGCCTTGGATTCGATCTTGAGGGCACCACCGAAGCGGCTAGAATCGGACTTGATGGCCGTCAACTGCTCTATGAGGTCGTTGTTCTTGGGGATCTCGATCTCCTTCTTCTCCAGGGCACAGCGTAGGTTGTACCAGCATTCATCCCGCTTACGCCAGCATCGCGTGTTCCCAGATGCCCCCATGGCGATCACCGGCCTTACGCTGATACCACGGTCCAGGAGGCACGTATAGACGGCATGGCCCTGGCCTCCATTGTCAATGAATAGGGCCTTTACCTCGTGTTCATGGTAGATTGAGATCAGCCTGTCGGCGATATCACGAGCCTCCGTCTCTAGAAGGTGGATCAGAGGGAAGATCTTGGGGCCTTGCCGTATCGCCACAACGCACCTATCACCGCCTCCAAGGGCAACATCCACGCCCATGATGGGGTCATACTTCTCCCAGTCCTCTGGCTGAAAGCGGGATTGCGTGGCTAGATCAATCCAACTCCATGGAATGAAGGCATCGCTCTCCTCAATGGGGAACTCTCCCAGGACGTTGACCCTGTAATTGTTGGAAGTCTCTCCGTACTTTTCCCGCATCTTCTCGATGGATTCAGCCGTCACAAATGGGGAGTTCTCTGTGCTCCAGTGCAGCTGGACCCATTGGTGAGCGGCCTGGCCAAGGTGCGTATCTGCGAAGAACCCTGTGCGCCTGTTGGGGTTTCCTATGAGGATACCGAAGTTACACATGCTGGTCATGGTATTTTCGATGGGCAGGAAGTTCATGTCATCAATACCAGGGGCCTCATCATAGATAGCAACCATCACATCACCGTGAATACCTGACAGAGCGGCCTCCTGCTTAGCGGAAGTGCCCTGTTTAGCGGCCACAAGCTGCCATGCCAGGCGCTCATCAGCCTCCTCGTTGAAGAAGTTGCGTTTGACCTTCTTGCCCTCTATCTCAATGAATGACTGCATCTTGAACATAGGGCGGCCCTTCTTGTCGGCACGGGCGTACCATTTGCGTATCTCAGACCATAGGACCGTTTCCAGGGATCTCTCCGTAGGAGCGATACAAGGCACCTTCACGCCGGGAAAGTAGACCAGGAGGTACAGTATCACCCAGGACACCCATGCGTCCTTTCCTGCCCCCTTCCCTGACCGTATAGAGATGCCTGTCTTCATGGCGAGTGGCCATAGCTCATACTCGTCAAGGAACGCCTTGGCAGCAGCCTTCTCCTCCTTGGTGCCGTGCTTGGTCTGATGCAGCATGAACTTGGCCTGCATGATGTTGCCAACCAGGTCCAGGGCGTCCCTCTGGTCGTCAGAGACAATCTCGACGCCAAGGCACTCTTTTACAAAGAGATACGGGTCAGCCTTCCATTTGAGATTGAGGGCAATGAACTGCTTGTGGCGAGGGTTTAGGACTAGCGGGGCTGGCATGCATTCACCTCGCGCTGTTCGATAAAGGCAATGATGTGAGCGCGTTTGAATAGGGGCCTGCCCATGACGCTATACATGGGTACATCTAGAACCCCCATCTTGCGCCAACGGTAGACGCGATCTGCGCTAACCTTCAAAAGTCGCGCCACTTCCTTCATCGTTAACAGGGTATCTTCCGTCATATGCCGGTATTCTCCGTATGTGTGTAGATATTATATACAATCCGCTTGTGTGTAATAGTTACACACTCAGAATTGAGACATGCCAGAGCTTAAACGCGCACTTGCCGGAGACACCGGGCACGAACACATAGCGTATCTGGACACGACGACAAAGGCCAAGGACCACTCCCATGGAATCATGGTTGAGATGGACGAGATGGGCCAGGAAACGCCGGTCATGGAGCCAGGGCCGGATGGCCATGTGCATGAGCTTGTTCCCATTGGTGAATCTGACCCTCGTGCTGATATCCCCAAGGAGGAGGAGCATGAGGTTGTGCAAGACTTACACGATCTGTATGTAGCAGCCCGCCGCCTTGAGCAGCCCAGCCGCGACAAGGGCGAGGAGAATTGGCAGTTCTACATGAACAATCAGTGGGATGACAACGACAGGGCGCTGCTCAAGAAGCGCAAGCGGGCGTGTCTTACCATCAATGAGATCAAGCCCCTGGTCAACCTGGTATGCGGGTTCCAGAAGCAGAACGTCACAGACCCGACGATACGACCTTGGGAGGCATCAGACGAGGATAGCGCAGAGGTAGGCAACAACCTTCTCAAGTTCGCGCTCAACAAGAACTACTATGAGGACGAGAAGGGCCAGGTATTCAAGGACCAGGTCATTCCAGGGCGTGGCGTGTTCCATGTCCGCTGGGATCCATCGTTTGGCGATGATGGAGAGGTCCGCGTGGAGCATATGGGGTGGAAGAAGCCATGCTTTGGCCCGCACCTCAAGCTGGATGGCTCTGATATGGAATATGAGGTGCTTACCGACATGCTGTCCAAGCACAAGATCAACCGCTTGTATCCAGAGAAGGCTGACCGCATCAATGCGTGGATCGGCCTAATGGCAGAAGATAGCGATGGTGGCCCACACGTACAACCCGTCCCAGGGCTATCGTTCGAGGGTGCCAGCAAGAAGAAGGCTCTCAAGGTCACAGACGACATGACCGAGGAGCTTCTCATTGCCAAGAAGAACATCAAGGTGTTCGAGCTATGGCGCAAGGAATACCGGCGCGTACCTGTGCTGATTGACCGGAGATCCGCTGATGTGCAGGACCTAAGCGTCCTTGATATCAAGCCTTCTGAGGTCAAAAGCCTTGGTGCCTTGGATGGCGTGGAGATCGAGTACAAGCATGCCGTGGATATGCGCGTAACCAAGGTTGCAGGCGCAGTGCTGCTGGACGATGAGATCGTTGCCGCAGACGATTTCGAGGTGTTCCCGGTGTATGCCGATAAGTACGAAGACGACTTCATGGGTTGGGTTGAGTCGCTCAAAGACCCAAATCGTGAAGTGAACAAGCGTCACAGCCAGCTTACAGACGCCGCGTCCTCTATCGGTGGTACGAGATATGTGAAACGCAGTGCATTTACGCCAGAAGAGCTACGCAAGTACCTGGCCCATGGCGCTGAATGGAACTACGTTGCCACGATAGAAGACACGGGCGACAAGATGCCTGTGGTGCGCGAGGATCAGCCACAGATACCGGCGATCATGGCACAGTTGGCCCAGATGGAGTCGGAGACGCTACGCGATGTGTCGAACATGCGTGACGTTGCTGGCCTTCAAGGGCAGGGTGCCTCCAACATGAGCGGTAAGGCCCTGTTGATTCAGCGGCGTAATTCCATGGTGGGCAACAACTACCTGTTTGTCAAGCTGTCGGCGGCTGAGCGTAAGGTTGCGAAGCGTGTCATCCGCTTGATCCAGGACAACTACTCCCTGGAACGGTGCAAGCGCATCATTCAGCCCAACCAGGCAGAGCGTCAGGCCAACGGGCAACCGCCTATCTCTGATGAGTCCATACAGGCGTTCCTCGACAACAAGGACTTCACGTATTACGACATCGTCATTGAAGAGGCGGCGCATAGCCGTTCCCTGCGCGACACGATCTTCTCTACCATGGTCGATATGATGGGTCAGGGTGTGACCGACATTGACACGAAGGATGTCTTCGAGTTCTCCAGCTTCCCGCAGTCTATCAAGACACGGATTATGGCTGGTATTGATGCCCGTAGGCAGGCAATGCAGCAGCAGGAGACACAGAAACAGCAGTCCGAGCAGATGAAGTCTCTGCCGGATGAGATGAAATTGGCTCAAGCGGGGATGGCCCCGTCTGAGGCTGGTGGTATTTAGTTCAACATTTAGGAGGAGTTATGGCTGATACAGCGGTTGCAGATCCCATCGCGGATGTGTCGCCAAGTTCGGATGCATTGGAGTTGCACCTGGACAGCATGTTTGCCGACGAGGTGGAGGAGGAGACTCCTGCAACTCAAGAGCAAGAGGTTGTTGAGGAAGTGGCTGCGGCAGAAGACGAGGGGGCAGAGAGTCAGACGGAGCAAGGAACCAATGACAGTGCAGATAACACCACGGCAGAGCAGGCCCCCGACAAGGAGCCTGAGACTGTTGAGGAATACAAGGCTAGGCTTGAAGCTGTTGAAGCTGCTCATCAAGCAGAGATCGCTAAGATGCGAACGTCCATTGACAAGCAGGGCAATCGCTTCATGGGGGTCACTGAGCAGGTCAAACAGTTGCAGGCCCAGCTAGACGCAGTCCAGGCGCAACGCAAGACACTAGGTGAACGCCCGGACTTCCTGGAGGACAACGAAGGGGCGACGATTCATACGATGAAGTCAGCGCAGCTTGATGAGACGGCTAAGAGGCTGGCCTCACAGATCTCAAGCAAGCAATCATCGGCTCAACGGGTGGAAGTGGAGCAGGCAGCTGCTGCAAAGTTCGCACCGGAACATGCTGATATGGTTGACGATCTGGTTGCGCTGTGGAAGAAGGATGTGCCGGATTACCAGGGGACCGCTGACGAGTTCAAGGCCGCTATGTATGACCAGATCCCAGCTTCCACGATCATCAGTATGGTGAAGCGCCACAAGGCTGAACAGCGGGCAGAAGCCGCCGAGGCCAAGGTCCAGGAATTGATGGATAAGTTTACCAAAGCTGGCAAGGCCAAGCCCCGTCTCGTGACGGCAGGCAGCGGTCAAGCCACAGACGCCATCCAGGAGGACGATGATGATGACATCCTCTCCTTCTTGAGGGCACCACAAGGCTACGCTCGGTAGCCATTAACCACATATCGGAGAAATATCATGGCAATGGGAACTATTGCGACAGGTGACGCCTCTACCGTCACCAAGTGGTCCAGAGAAGTACTCAAAGAGTCGTTTATGCAATCATGGTGGGCACGTTTCATGTCCACGAAGGCTGACGGCCCGGTTTATCTCAAGAATGACTTCCAGAAGGAGAAGGGCGACACGGTCAAGTTCGACATGTTCCCGCGTCCCTCTGGCGATCCTTGGATTACTGACGGAAACTACGAGGGCAACCTCCAGGATTACGCCAAGTACCAGGACGAGGTTACGCTGATTGAGCGTGGCGTTGG